GCCAACGTCTGGTTCTTCACCAGCACCCGGTCACCGGGGTTCAGCGAAACGCCGTCCACCACCTGCAAACCAACCAGGTTGATATTGGCCGTGGTGGCTGCGCGCACCGACTGCTTGATGTCGAGCTTGCTCAGTTCCTCCAGAATGCGTGAGTCGACCCACTCACGCGTCGCCAGCACCACCGCCGGATCGATCTTGAGACTGATCTGCGCGGTACTGGAAACAATCAGGTTCATCCGCACCACCTGCGTACGTCCCGAGCCCTGCGACAGAATTGGCTTGAAACTCGGCGCGCAGTTGGCCACTGCGACCAGATCGCCGTCCGCGTCATACAGTCCGACCTCACGAATCCAGCGGCCACCCTCATCGGCTGGAATCACCTGCTCGGCGATGATTACTGCCGCATTGACCGGATCAATGCGTAGCTGATTCAGCGGCCGCCGACGCCACTCGTTGATCAGTTTGGTTTGCTTGGCGCTGGGCTGGGGGTCAGTGCCGTTCGCATCGCCCAGGCCCATCTGTGTAATGTTCCAGGGAACCCCAAGCACGTTGGCATTCGCCAGCTTGGCGGCACCCACGTCCGTGAGGATCGCGAAGAACTTCGAATTCTCATCAATCATGAATAAATGTCCAAGGTATCAATGGAGTGTTCCCGCCCAACCACACCGAAATTGCCGGTGACGTTGATGTCCTGCATTTCAGGCGGGTAAATGTCGAGTTCGTCGCCGTCGTACAGGCATGCACCCACATTCAGGTTGCCTTGCGTTTCAAGGCTGATGGCCAGCCCCGTCAACTTGCGGCTGACCGGTTTGGCGTCATCGATAAGGCGTTCAAGTTCGAGGTACATTTCCTCGGTGATGCCGGTATCCAGCACCCCGACCTTCAAAGCAAAGGTGCCCGGCACGCCTTCTGGCACGGCGTTGAACCACTCGACGATCTCAATCAGATAGCCCAGCGGTTCGACGACTCTGCGCAAGGCTCCGATGGTGCCCTTGTGTTTGTGGATGAAGAACGATGCCTTAATGGCGGCACGCTTGACCGGTTCCGACCAGGCTGGATCCCAGCGGTCGACCGACCAGGCCCAGGCCAGATGCGGCAGCAGGTGCTCCGGACAGGTGTCGGGGTTGTACAACGTGCGCAACGGAATCAACGTGGTTTCGGCGAATGTCGCCTCGATACCCCGTTCCAGGGGAGTGCTGTTGAGCGGCAAAAGACTGCGCATGTCAGCCTCCCAGCACGACGGTGTAACCCGTGCAGTACGCGGCCTGCCCCTTGGTGGGTTTCAGATCCTGCCAATCCTTCAGTTCCACCCGCGCGACACCGGCGACATGCAGCTGGGCATCGACGCCAGACCGGGCCACCTCGACGCCCAGCCGGCGCCGTGGATTGATCCAGGCTTCCAGTCGACGGATCGCCTCCGTAAGCGCCGCGTCGTTCTCCGGGCCTGCCCCTTTCATGTGCAGCACGGCGTCGACCCGGTAACGCAGGATCTCGGCGCCCCGCACGGTGACGCGGTCGCCCACCGGCCGCACGTCATCGTCATTCACAGCCACAGCGACCAAGGCCAACAACTCCGGACCAGCCGTGCCATCGCCCTCTAATCCCAGCACCGTAACGTCGACGCAGGCCGGCGCCGGGCTTTCCGCCGTGGCATCGGCGACCAGCGCCGAGGCGTTTCGTGCGTGGAGGATGTAGCTGTTGCGGGGGCCGGCCGTGGTCAGCCCCTCATAGGCCAGTTGTACACGCTCGCGCAACGCATCATGAGACTCCATGGTCGCTGCAATCGGCGGCACAGCCAGCGGATCCGCCGCTTGGATCACCAGGCGCTTGAGGTTGACGTTGGCGGCCAGGTGATCCAGATCGGCGCCGGTGGCGTAGGCCAGTAACTGAGCCTTGGCCGCGTCGTTCACACGTGCCCGGTTACCGAGCTTGATGTAGCTGCCAACCTCCAGCAGCTTGGTCACCGGATCGCTTTCCAGCGAGGCGGTCCAGTTCTGACCCATGTGCCCTCGGAACACGCCCAGCGCCTCGCTGTACGTGTCTTCAAAATCCAGCGGTTCCAGCACGTCCGGTGCCGGCAGCTCCGACAGATCTACCAGGGTACTCATACCCACACCTCCAACGTGCCGCGCTCACCGAGGTATTCGCCGCTGATCTTGAAATTGATTTTCCCGCCGAGGACGGAGACAACCACGATGCGCTCAAGCTTG